TATTACCAAGGGGACACTCTTGGCATAGATGCTGTTGGAGAGTCACTAGATGTTGCAGAGATGTGTGGCATTGTAGAAAAAGGTGGCGCTTGGTATACAGTTAATGGAGAAAGATTCCAGGGGAGAGCAAAAGCAGTGCAGTATCTTCGTGAAAACCCTAAAGTAGTTGAAAAACTACAAGAGGATATTCGTGCCAAATCTTAATGAGTTCTTTAATAAAGAAGAAATTAAGCCAGTAGAACTTGAAAAGTTTGGTGGCAAAAAGCCTTGTGCTAAATGCGACAAAGACTCAGAAGAATATTTTTGGGATGCAATGTCATTAACAATGAGTTGGGAATGTCCAAGTGGTCACAAAAATTCATTTAGGGTTAACTAATGTCAGAAAGATCTGAAGTTAAAAGAGATGGAGCCAAAGCACAAAAAAATAGTGGGCGTGGCGATTATCAAAAAGGTGATGCTAAATGGAAACAGTTTCTTGTAGATTACAAGGAATCTAAATCTTCATTTAATTTAAACAAAGATGTATGGGCTAAAATCTGTACAGATACTTTTAAGGTAAGCAGGGATATGCATCCTGCTCTTAAAATAATTATCGGTGAAGATTCCAAGGTCCGTCTTGGAATCATTGAGTGGTCGATCTTAGAAGATTTGATCGCATTTTGGGAGGAAAATAATAATGGCTAATCCAACAATTACAATAGTTGGCAGAGTGGGGCAAGATCCAGTTAAGATTAATGGAGTCGGAGTTAGACTACGAGTTGTCTCTAATGATCGCATAAAAAATGATTCTACTGGTAACTGGGATGATAAGGATACATCTTGGTGGACAGTAAAGGCTTGGAAGAATTTAGCGGAACAAACTGCTGCTACTATAAAAAAAGGTCAAGAGATAGTTGTTGTAGGAAAGATTTATGAAGAGACATGGAAAGATAAAGAAGGAAACAATCGTACATCTTATAGTATAAACGCAGACACAATTGCAGTTACTACATGGTCTTTATCTAAAAAAGAATCATCTTCGGGATCTGATAATTCATGGTCGGCACCATCTAAATGGGATATTGTAGATTCTGAGGTTAAGTTTTAATGGGATCAAATAATAAAATACCATTTAATAAAACAATTATAAAAGATGGAAGAATTGTAAGAATTAGAAAAGACGGAACAGTAAAAGCCGATTTGGGCCCCTACAGCACAAAAAAAACAAAGGCTAAGTAATGGAACAATATATTTGGTTTCTTTTTGGCTTAGGGCTAGGCTTGGCCCTAGACTGGGTACTAGTTAAATTTATGCTTAAAGATATAAAAAAAAGACTGTCTCGCTTAGAGGTAAAAAATAATTTACAAGCATTAGAGAAAAGGAATAGCAATGCCAGAGGATAAGAATACCCTAGAGCTTATTAGTTCAATTACAGAATTTAATGACCTTCATGAATATATGAAGGATGAGAATTTAGACAAAGCTCTTGCTGTGGTTGTTAAATTATTGATGAATCCAGAAGTTCCTTCTGCTAAAGCCCCTATCTTAATTATTGAACTTCAAGCAATGTCAACAAAATTTGCAATGATGGCCTCAGTTTATTCAACAATTATGAAGGATAAAGCTGGATCGGTAAATAATAATAAAAAAAATATATACTATTCAGCAAAAGAATCTATAGATAAATTAGTAGATGCCCTTAAATATGTTGTTAGGTATAATTAATAATGGGTAGAGAAATAGTTAAAAATCTTAAATTTAAAAAGCATACTGGTAAGCACTTTGACCCAGAACTTTTTGCAAAACTAATAGACGAATCGTATCGTAATACTAAACGTGCAGATGGAGAAATGACAAAAAAGTCTTTTAGCCCAAGCTCCCTTGGCTATGGACATGGTACTTGCCCAAGATACTGGTATATGGCTTTTTCTGGTGCAATGTTTATTGATGATAATGATTCTGTTGCAGTTGCAAACATGGCTCAGGGAACTCAGGCTCATGAAAGACTACAGAATTTAATTAAAACAATGCCAGAATGGAAGGCAGAAGAAGAAGAAATAGTTAATGAGTATCCTCCAATTCGTGGATTTATAGATTTGATAATGGAATATGACGGTGAAACAGTTATTGGGGAAATAAAAACTGCTAAGCAAGAAGTTTGGGATGCAAGGCAATCGGAAATGAAACCCACAACTAATCACTTATTACAATTGCTTACCTATATGAAACTTAAAAATGCTAAAGAGGGATTTTTTCTGTATGAAAATAAAAATACCCAAGAATTAATAGTTATTCCAGTTTCTATGAATGAAAAAAATACTGCAATTATTGAAGAAGCTTTTTTATGGATGTGTGAGGTATGGGATAATTTTAAAGAAGGAGACCTTCCCATGAGGCCAGAAGGTGCAACAAAATCTAAAATGCCGTGCACCTATTGCCCAATTAAAAAAGAATGTTACTCAGGTCTTACTGGAACAGTTCAAATAGAATCTTATAAGGTGCCTAAAATATGAAATGTGCAAACAATGAGTGTACTAAAAAGTTTGATGCCAAAACTCATAATCAAAAATATTGTTCTGACGAGTGCTGCAGGGTTGCAACTAATCGTAGAATTATGGAAAAATATTATGAAAAAAAGGCAATTAGAAATGGGGCTCCCAGAATTTGTAAAAAATGTAAAACTCAGCTAAGCAGATATAATCAGGCAGATGTATGTGCTGGCTGTGAAAAAAGAATAAGCAAAGAAAGTAAACTTGCGATATGGAAAATAATTAGTGAAATTAACTGACCTAATTAAAACAAAAGCCAATAGGGTTTTAGGGATAGACGCCTCAACAAATTCAGTAGCATTCTGTTTAATGGAAAATAACAAGCCTATAAAGTGGGGTAAAATAAACCTGTCTGGTTCTGATATATATGAAAAAATATTAGATGCAAAAGTTAAAACTCATTGCATGCTAGATGAATTAAAAAGCGATTATATTGCGGTAGAAGGTGCTATACTTGTCAGATCGCCCGATGCTGTGATAAAATTATCATATGTTTATGGAGTGGTTATTGCCGAACTTATGTCTACTGGCGCTAGTGTTATTACTATATCTCCAAGTTCCTGGCAAGCATACATTGGAAATAAAAATCCCACTAAAGAAGAAAAGGCGGCAATAAGATTAAAAAATCCAGGATATGCGGATTCCTGGTATAAGAATCAATTAAGGAATATGAGAAAACAAAGAACTGTAGATTATTTTAATAATAAATACAAGTTATCTTTAACAGATTTTGATGTAGCAGATGCATTCGGCATTGCTCATTATGCAAACAAAGTGCTTACAGAAAGGTAAACATGATTATTCAAATTATAGGGCTTCCAGGCTCTGGAAAAACAGAATTAGCAAAAACTCTAAAAGAGCGCATCAATGCTATTCATCTTAACGCAGATGAAGTTCGTGCAGGTGTTAGCTCTGATCTTGGCTTCAGCCTTGATGATAGATTAGAGCAAGCACGACGTTTAGGAGAGATGGCTCGTTTAATTGCAAAGCAAGGTGTGGCTCCAGTAATTGTAGACTTTGTTTGTCCAACAGATTTAACTCGTGCAGCATTTGGAAAGCCAGACATTCTTGTATTTATGGATACAATTTCAGAAGGTCGCTTTGAGGATACTAATAAGATGTTTGAACGACCAACTGATGCTGATGTATCTTTTATTAGTCACAACTTAAATTCTGAAGCAAAGGCATCCCACATCATTGATAAGTTTAGTCTTCATGACTGGTCTGCACCTACAACGCTTATGCTAGGTAGGTATCAGCCATGGCACGAAGGCCACCACGCCCTTTACAAAGAAGCGGGCAATAGAACTAATCAAGTTCTTCTTGGAGTTCGTAATACATACAATACAAGTGAAAAGGATCCTCTTAAATTTGATCAGGTAAAAGAGTATATTGCTAAAGATGAGTTTATGAATGGTGCATTAGTACTGAGATTACCTAACATCACAAACATTGTTTATGGTCGTGATGTTGGATACAAGATTGAACAAGTAGATTTGGGGGCAGAGATTCATGCTATTTCGGCTACTGAAAAGCGTAAAGAATTGGGTATTTAATTTTGGCCAAGGTATTGCAGATGCAGAAGATAGATTTGTTAAAAGTATGTTTAAGGAAGATATAGATAATGAAAGTAACTAGAGCAAGATCATTTGCGAAAGCAGTAAGTTATCGCATATGGGGAACTCTTTCATCTGTTGTTGTTGCCTATGTTATAACAAAAAACGCTGCTCTTTCTGTAACAATTGCGTTTTGGGAAACGGTTGTTAAAATATTTCTATACTACGCACATGAGCGTGGGTGGAACTATATTCAATGGGGAAGAAAATGAAACTATATCAAAGCCAAACATGGATGTACAGAAGGTATGTTGTTCAAAATAAAACAGTAACAGAAATTGCCGAAGAGTGCAAAGTCTCTGCCATGACCATACAGAGAGCATTAGAAAAGTTTGGATTAATTAAAAAGAGATGATAGATGAATTTAATAAGTTTTGTTTAAATAAAGAGTCTTACTCTCAAATAAGACAAGATCTTTTTGTGTTATTTGCACTTGGCTCAGAGCCAGGATTCTTTGTAGAGTTTGGTGCCTGCGATGGAGTTTATTTGTCTAATACCTTCTTGTTGGAAACTTACTATGGATGGGACGGAATACTTGTTGAGCCACTGACATATTATAATAGAATCATAAAGAGCAAACGAACTGCGACAGTTGAAACTCTATGCGTTTCTGATAAATCAAATGATTCTGTAGAGTTTATTGAAGTCAGTGGAATGCCTTGCTTATCTGGTGTTTCAGAACATATCTATGATGGTGTTCATGAGGATATGATTAAGTCTAAGGGAATTCCTTATAGCGTAAAGACAATCTCTCTGAATGATCTTCTAGATAAACATAATGCGCCACAAGTTGTTGATTTTCTTTCTATGGATACAGAGGGGTCTGAGTATTCAATTTTAAATGCATACAATTTCTCAAGAAAATTTAAGGTTATTTCTGTTGAAAACCATAACCAGGAAGCAAAGGCCAAAATAAATGAGCTTCTTGTTTCTAGAGGATATGTGCACGTTTTAGAAGCTGGTTCCGCCTGGGACAGCTGGTACGTATTGCCAGAAGTATACGAAGAAATGATTAATAGATTGGGGATCTAATATGGTTAATATTGTATATACAGGGGGAACTTTTGACCTTTTCCATTCTGGTCATGTGAACCTATTAAAAAGATGCAAAGAGGTTGCTGGAAAAGATGGTAAAGTAGTTGTTGCATTAAATACAGATGCATTCATTTTTGAATTTAAGAATAAGACTCCTATTTGTAGCGAAGAAGAGCGTTATGAAGTTCTGATGGCTTGTAAATATGTTGATGAAGTCGTAATGAATGTAGGCGGAAGAGACTCTAGAATATGTATTGATTTGGTTGGACCAAACTATATATTAGTTGGATCAGACTGGGCTGAAAAAGATTACTATTCTCAGATGAGCTTTGATCAGAAGTGGCTAGATGATAGAGGAATTGGACTAATCTATGTTCCATATACAAAAACAATATCTTCTACTGCGATAAGAAAGCGAATGCAATGAAAATCCAAAATTATTTAGTTGCATGGGATGATTATCGTGATAATTGTATCGATATAGAAAACCAATTTAAATCAGCTGGGCTAAAGATTTCAGTGCTTAATTCAGGAACTCCAAAAGATGGATGGAATAATCTTGGAGATATAAGATATTACAGACAGTTTTATTATGCTTTAAAAGACTTTAATCAAAGCAATGACTATCTTTTATTTATATGTGGGGATGTAAGTTATGATTCATGGAAAGATGTAATGCATAGAGCCAATGATGTATTGTCAAAATACAAAAATGTATATGCCTATGCAACACAGTTTACACATGACGCATGGGGATTTAATTCTACTAATATAAAGGTTTCTGAATTAGATAGCAATCTTTCAATTGCTACATGTACAAATGGAACAACGATGTTTATACATAGAGATATTGTAAATGAAATGCTTGCCTTTTTTGATTATTTCCAGGACAAGTATGGGTGGGAAGGCATGGTTTCTGGATGGGCTATAGATATCATATATGCATCAATATCCATAGGCAAGGGTAAAATTGTATTAAGAGATAGTAAGCATATCCTAACGCACCCAGTTGGATCTTCATATACAAATGAAAAGGCTGGTAGCGAGACTGGTTTAGTGTTTAAAGCATTTACTGAATTTTCTAGTATATATGATGAAATTATCAATAAAATCCACCTTAGATTTAATTGTGATCCTCAGCATATGGACCTTTTATCATTCTATAGTAATGAGTTTGATTTGGAGTTAGCATAAAATGAATATAGCATACGCAATACTACATGTAGATAAAGACACTGATAGAGAGTTTCTTTTAATTGAAAATAAAGAGTATCTCAATAAATATGCTGAAGATTTAAAGCAAAAAACATATGGAATATATACTGCCGAGCAGCTAAGTGAATACTACGCTGAAAATAATGGCCTTAATATTGATCCATCTACAAATTTTAGATATGCTGAAATTGGTTGTTGGGCTAGCCATCACATGGCATGGAAATCATTTTATGAATCAGAATATGATGTAGTTGTTATATTTGAAGACGATATTAAGATTCAAGAAGGATTTTTTGAGAATTTAATAGATAATCTAAAGCTAATTCCAGAAGATTGGGACGCCTTTTTTGCATTAGTTCCAGAGGGCAACTTTTCTTATTACAATTATAGACATGATATAGGAAGCCAATATGTGTGCAAAGCATACCAGGGCAATTGGCTTGGAGCTTATGTTCTTAATAAATCTGGTGCAAAAAAATTATTAGACAGCGCAAAGGGAAAAATTGATAGGCCAGTTGATATTCATATATTCTATTCTCCAGAAATGCTTAACTCATACTCAATTATGCCAAATACAAAAATGTTTGTTGATGGCGTAGATTTAGGCACAACAATACATGCTGTTGATCGTGTAAAGGTATAGACAAAAACAGTAATTTTTGATAAAATATCATTTATTATATAAAAGAATAGGAAGTAAGATAATGCCAAAACCAGTATATGCAGATAGTAAACACTTTACCTATGATGAATTGTATATGCATTCGTTATCAGCGCCGTCTGGCGGAAAGATACTAGCATCTTGTATTGATATAGCCCAAATGCTAATTGAAAAGAATATATCATATGGAGACTCAGCTTTAAATCCAATAAGGATATTCTCAGTTGCCGATGCAACGGAACAATTAAAGGTTAGAATTGATGATAAATTAAATAGAGTAAAAAATAATCAAGGATTTGCTGGAGACAATGATATTGATGACCTAATTGGGTACTTAATATTATATAAAATAGCCAAATCTAATTGACTTTTTAGTCAACTAGAATTATACTCTAATATATGGAAATTGAATTATCAGATCATTTTGATCGAATGAACAAGGTTGTTGGTGAATTGCTTAAGGGCAATAATCCCACCAGCATTGCCGCAATTACTGGATTACAAAGAAAAGAAGTAATTGAATTAATTGATGAGTGGAAGACTGTTGTTCACAATGATACTAGCACGAGGGAGAGGGCTAAAGAAGCCATCTCTGGTGCAGACCAACACTATGCAATGCTTATTAAAGAGGCCTGGAAGACCGTAGAGGATGCTGATCAAGCAGGACAACTAAATGTTAAGGCAACTGCTTTAAAGCTTATTGCAGACATCGAGGGTAAAAGAATAGGAATGCTTCAAGAGGTTGGCCTTTTAGATAATGCAGAGATTGCTACACAGATTGCCGAAACAGAGCATAAACAAGAGATACTTATTAAAATATTAAAAGAGGTAACAGCAAGTTGCCCTAAATGTAAAATGGATGTTGCTAAAAGATTGTCTCAAATTACTGGGATAGTTGAACCAATAGAAATCATTGAGGAAGTAAGTGGATCTTAATTTTAATGACCTTATTGACATACTTGACGGTGAAGAGTTTGATGAAAAGCCAGTCGATCTAAGAACCTTTGTAAGGCATCCAGACTATTTAGGTTTACCAGAATTATCAGAATATCAATATACTTTAATTGAAAAAAGCTCACAAATTTATAAAGAGTCCACCCTAATAAAATTATTTGGAGAATCAGAAGGAAAAATACGGTTTAAACAAACTGCAAACGAGATTGTAGCTCAATTAGGAAAAGGTTCTGGAAAAGATTATTGTTCTACAATTGCAGTTGCTTACACTGTATATTTGTTGCTGTGCCTTAAAGATCCAGCAGCTTATTACGGCAAGCCGCCTGGAGATTCAATAGATATAATTAATATTGCTATTAACGCACAACAGGCAAGCAATGTTTTCTTTAAAGGATTTAAAACCAGAATAGATAAGTCACCTTGGTTTATTGGTAAGTATACCGATAAAGCATCAGAAATTAAATTTAATAAAAATATTACAGTTCATTCAGGCCACTCAGAAAGAGAAGCGTGGGAGGGCTACAACGTAATTATAGTAATCCTGGATGAAATTTCAGGATTTAGTATTGAAAATACTACTGGGCACGATCAGGCTAAAACTGGTGGGGCAATATATGATATGTATAGGGCATCAGTTGATTCCCGTTTCCCAGACTTCGGTAAAGTAATTTTGCTCTCATTTCCAAGATATAAAAACGACTATATACAACAGAGATATGACGCAGTTGTAGCTGATAAAGAAGTGGTTATTAAGTCTCATAGATTTAAGATGGACGATGACTTGCCAGACAATACAGAAGGAAATGAATTTGATATAGATTGGGAAGAGGATCATATTATTTCATATAAAATACCTAAGGTATATGCTTTAAAAAGACCAACATGGGATGTTAATCCAGTAAGAAAAATAGATGATTTTAAAACAGCATTTTATACAAATCCTCAGGATGCTTTGTCTAGATTCGCCTGTATGCCACCAGATGCAATTGACGCATTTTTTAAATCAAAAGAAAAAATTGAAAAAGCATTTAATATTGGTCAGTTAGCAGTAGATAATTTTGGAAGATTAGAAGAATGGTTTATTCCAGATCCAGATAAAGAATATTTTATTCACGTAGACTTAGCGCAAAAGCATGACCATTGTGCTGTATCTATGTCACACGTTCAAAAATGGGTAAACATAAAAATAACAAGTGACTATTCGCAACCAGCCCCCATAGTAGAAATAGACGCTGTTAGATATTGGACTCCTACTAAAGATAAATCTGTAGACTTTACTGAAGTAAAAGATTATATTCTTTCATTAAAAACACGAGGATTTAAAATTAAAGTGTGTACTTTTGACAGATGGAATTCTCATGACATGATGCAACAACTAAAACAATATGGCATCAATACAGAAATTCTATCTGTCGCTAAAAAACATTATGATGATATGGCAATGATAGTAGCGGAAGAAAGATTAATTGGTCCGTACATTCAATTACTTATAGATGAATTATTGCAATTAAAAATTATGAGAGACAGAGTAGATCACCCAAGAAAAGGATCTAAAGATTTAGCAGATGCTGTCTGTGGCTCAATATACAATGCAATAAGTAGAAGTAAATTTAGTTCAGAACAGGAAATTAAAATACATACCTATCAATCCATGAGTTACGACAATGATTTTGCTAGAGACGACAAAGATACTACAGTTACAAATATGATTAAGGCACCGCATATGCCAGATAGGTTAAGGGAAGCAATGGATAGGATGATGATAATATGAGTACTTACCAAGAAAAAGCTAAAGAGTGTAAATGCTGTGGAAAGCATGTTCCACTTCCAACTGTATTGAAAGAATATAATAACATGCTTCTATGCCCTACCACATTTGCCAATGTAATGGAGTACAAAAGAATATGGAAAGCTTTGGGGGTCAGGCCAAAAGGCAATACTAGAAAGCATTTTTCTGAATATGTTCAACAGATAGTAGAGACCACTATTGACAAAAATGATGATGGAACATTACAGTAAAAAGAGGTATAATGTAGATATGGAAAATGATGATATCATGGGTAATTCAGATGATGAAAGACTTGAATATTATTTAAGCATTGGTGTTGTAGAATTAGAAGGCGTAGATGAAAGCGGAGAAATTATTTATTCTATTAATGAAAGTGCAAAAGAGTTGGCTCCAGAATTATGGGAGTCTCACGAACAGCATATAGATAAATCTCTAATTGATTTATACAATAAAGACTTATTGTCTGTAGAGTATGATGAAAATTTAGAAGCCACATTTATATTAAGCCCAGAAGGAAAAGCTCTTGCAAAAGAGTATGGGTTAATAGAGCTGTTTGATAAAGAAATACCAAACGATTAGGAGATAAAATGCCATACAGTGTTAAGCAAAACGTAGCAGGCTGCACAGGATATGCAGTTGTAAACGATGAAGGCGAATTAAAAGGTTGTCATCCAGGTAAAACTGCAGCAATGGCTCAAATGAGAGCTTTATATGCAGCTACAGAAGATGAACAAAAAATGCAAGATAAGAAAAAGAAAATATACTAAGGAGAAAAATGTTTAAAAAAATAAAAGAAATTCTATTTCCAACCGTTACGGTTGTTATTCAAGAAAAATCATTAAAGGCTAAAACAAAAAAAGCCCCAAAGAAAAAGGCCCCAAAGAAAAAGGCCCCAGCTAAAAAAAAATAGTATAATATAATTCTGCACCCCGTCACTGGGGAGTCGCAGACTATTCGGGTCGCTACCCGAAGGATGGACCTGAGTAAGTCCTCAAACTGCTCTTATTTTTAAGGAGAATTATGTTTGAATATTATGTTAAAAAAGTAAGTAAAGTTGTTGATGGGGATACGATTGATGTAGACATAGATCTCGGTTTTGATATTTCATTTAGTTCACGAGTTAGGTTGGCTGGAATTGACACCCCTGAAAGCCGTACCACAGATAAAATAGAAAAAGCTCTAGGCCTTGAATCTAAAGAATATTTAAAGAAGGCAATTGATGCGTCTAAAACTGTTGTAATTAAAACAGAAAAAATGGATTCATCAGAAAAATATGGACGCATTCTTGGGTGGGTATTTTTAGATGGATCAGAAGTTTCAATAAATCAAAAAATGATTAACGAAGGATATGCTTGGGGATACATGGGGGATACTAAAATAAAAGATTTTGATGCTTTAGCAAAACAAAGAGCAAAGAAGAAGTAAATGCCAATATACGAATACTCATGTGTAACCTGCGACAAATTATTAGAAGTTACTCGTAAGTTTGACGAAAAAGAAGTCGTCCCCCCTTGCCCTTCATGTGGGTATGGGATGGCAAGATCCTATGGAACAGTTGGGGTGCAGTTTAAGGGAAATGGTTTTTACAAAACAGATAATCCTAAGTAACTAAGATTATTTAAATAAGCAAACATGATATAATCTCTATGTAACAAAAATTTTGTTACTTGGAGATCCAATTGCATAGAAAGTTAAAACTATTTTTAGCTAGCCTTTTTGTAACAGGTTGGCTATTTTTTATTGGCCCAAGTTACGCATGGGCAACAGACAGTAGCGGACAAGAACAAGTTGTTGTAAGCCCTGCTCAACAGGCAGTCGATACAGCCCTTGCAACAGCCGCCACAGAGGTTCAGCAGGCTATTGCAGCCACGGATACTGCCACCGCCACCATAGCCGTAGCAGTTGCTGAAAGGATAGAGGCTCAGGCAGCGGTAGATACAGTGACAGCCACAGTAGCAGTAGCACAATCAAACGTAGCCTTAGTAGACACAGCAACAACCACAATTAGTTCTGTAAATTTATCTGTTACACCAATAGATCAAAGTTCGCAGGTAGTTCAAGATGCTAAAAATACTATTATTACAGCACAAACCTCCATAAATAATATTGACACATCAACTGCACAGGTACAAATATCTGAAGCCGTTGCAGCAAAAACAACAGCAACAACAGCACAAGCCACCGCACAAACCGAACTAACTCAAGCCAACATTGCAATTGATAATGCACAAACAGCAGTAAATAATTTGCAAGCCACTATTGGAACAAGTACAAATGTCCTTGCTGGTGTAGATGATGCTGGTGTTCAAATGAATCTTCCGTTTGGAATGCAAATGGGTGGAACTGTTTATAACAACGTTTATGTTGGGTCTAATGCAACTATAACATTTGGTGTAAATGAGGGTGCCATATACCATACAACTCCAAGTGCCCCATCGGTATCTATAGCGGGATGGGACTGGACAACCTGGAGCACAGGAACAGGTATTACTTATGCAACAACTGGTACAAGTTTAGATATTGCTTGGGACCTACGTCCATACCCACAACAAGACGCTTCTACACAGATGGTTCAAATAAGATTTAATGCTGATGTAAATCCAAATGATGGTGCTTGGATAGCAAGTGTAACTGCTAATGGACCAATACCAGATCAAGCAAGATTTAATGTTAGAGAAACAACCAATGGCGCACTTATTCCAATTACAGATACTAATGTTGGAGCAGGTTTTGCTGGACAAATAAGTCAAGGTGCAGCATTTACTCCGTATGTAGATCCAAACACAGAAACAGTTCAAGCAGCAGTTGATGCAGCAAATGCAACTATTGCACAGTTAAACTCAAGCCTTACTCCAGTAGTTGCTCAAAATACTACAAACACATCAGCAATAAATGCTATTAATACAACATCTTTAACTAATGTCGTAAACTCAGCGGTATCTAGTAAGACAAACTTACAAACACAATTAAACACAAATGCTCAAGAGTTAATTACAGCAATTAGTGCTAACATTCCAACTCCTGCCCCAATAATTTCAACTCCAATTGTTGCAGGAACTACCGCAACTATTACGCCATCCCTACCTGAAGGATACACAGCAAACACTTGGTTTTATCAAGTAATAACAGAAAACCCTGATGCAGAAAATCCATATGCTGGTGGAACATATAATACAAATGGTGCTCCTGCATCTATTCAGTTAAGTGGTTTAACAGAAGGCGCTACTTATACTGTTAGAGTTGCTAACTGGTCTGGACCTGTAAGTGAATATACTGAAGCTGTTATTTCTGTACCAGCGCTACAAGGATCTAATTTAATTGGTGGTGGTCCTGTAGATACAACTCCAATTGATACAACTCCTGTGTACACAGAACCTATAAACACAGACCCTGTAGATACAGAACCAATTAATACAGAACCAGTTGAGACTGAGCCTATAGATACAGAACCAGTTGAGACTGAGCCTATAGATACAGAACCAGTTGAGACTGAGCCTATAGATACAGAACCAGTTGAGACTGAGCCTATAGATACAGAACCAGTAGAAGAAATTTCCGTTAGCGAAGAGGCGGAGTCTGTATTTGAAGAAAGTGAAGTTTCTATTGAAGAAATATCAGAAAGCGGTGCCAACCTTTCTGTAGCAGATGTTCAAGAAATTATTACTGATTTAATTAGTGATAGCACTTTAGATGCATCTGAAGTTTCTGCAGTACTAGAAGCAATCGCTGAAGGTGGAGAAGTGTCTGCAGAAATTGCTGCTGAAGTATCTGAATCTTTATCAGAAGGGGGATTAACAGAAGCAGAAGCAGAATTTATTACAGAAATGCTTTCTGCAGATGGAGAAATAACAACTGCAGAAGTTGTTAATTTATCTGAAGCCTTATCTGAAGACGGTAAATTTACTTTAGTAGAAAAAGATTTAGTTGCAGATGTATTGGTAACTTCAGCAGAAGGAGCACCTGTAACTGCTGCCAACATAGAAGCATCGGGACTTGAATATCGTGATCTTCCCCCAACAATTCCAGTAGAGGTAAGAGAAGATGCTAATGGTAATCCAGTAGTTATTCAAGCAGAAGTTGCTTCCGCATTACTTGTTTTAGAAAGCCCAGCAGCAATAGCAAATGCAATTGCTGCTTGCTTCAATCCAGACGAGGCAATTGAAGGTTTAACAGAAGAACAAAAATGTGAATTAGGCAAAGCACTACTGAACATGGGTGCCGATATGTCTATTCCAGAACGTGAAAAAGCAGAAGATATCGTAGTAGTAACAATAATAGCTGGCCAGATAGTTCTTGGCACAGCATATAGAAGGAAGGTATAATAAGAATATGAAATGGTTAAAAAAATGGAGCCTAGCCGCTCTAAATGAAAACTTTACATTCCTTGGATTTTTTGTAGCCTGGGTAGTATTAGAGGGTAGCGCAAAAACCGTTGTAGGTTATGTAACCCTAGCCTCAGTAGCCTTATGGTTTATGACTATAGGCATCAGAGAAAAAGCAGAAAAAGAAGAATAAATGCTATAATAGTGGTATGAAAAGAATTACCGCTATTGCTTTATCTGGCCTATTAATGATATCATTAACAGGGTGTGGATATGACGGGCATTTTAGATACCCTTGTCAAGATCCTGCAAATTGGGAAAAAGCAGAATGTAAACCACCAATCTGTACGGCCAATGGGGCATGTCCAGAAGATTTAGTTAGTCGAGAAGAGATAGAAGGAACACAAAATGGCTAGAGAAAGATTGTCCCCTCAAGATTTAGACGCAAGACTTAAATTTATTTTAGGTATTACTCTAGGATCTATTTTATTTTTAACATCTGTAGGCATTATGTATGCCCTTATATTTGTTACACAACCAATTACTGGTCAATCAGAAAATGATAAAATGTTTTTTAACGTATTAGGTAGCGTTGCTACATTTATTACTGGAACATTAGCTGGATTATTAATTGGACAATCAGGTGCAAAAGATGTAATGGCTGCACAAATTGCTAATAAAGAAGTAGATGCAAAAAATACACAAGCGGATAAAAAATTAGAAGCAGAGATTGATGAAGCAAAAGCTCGTAGATTAGCAAAACCAGATGGCGCAATGCCAGCAGAGCAACCAGTAGACACAGACTGGGACAAGGACTAAAAATGGCATCACAAGGAACAGCAGAGAGACTTATTGAAGTAGCTAAAGCTGAAATTGGAACCATTGAAGGACCTAAAGATAACGAAACTAAATATGGTGCGTTCACCAAGGCTAATTTTCAGCCTTGGTGCGGATCATTCGTTATGTGGTGTGCCAACGAGGCTGGGGTAAAAGTGCCAAATACTGTTTACACTCCTGGTGGTGCCGCAGCTTTTAAGAAAAAGGGTTCATGGATTGACGGAGATGTAGCAGATCCAGAGCCAGGAGACATTGCATATTTTGATTTCCCATCTGACGGAGTAGATAGAATATCTCACGTAGCAATTGTTATTAAAGATAATGAAGATGGAACAGTTTGGTGTATCGAAGGAAACACATCTGGAGATCCTAAAGGCAGTCAGCGTAATGGCGGAGAGGTTTGCAAAAAACTTCGTGCTTATAAGAAAAATAAAAAGAATCTAATGATTTCTATTGTAGGATTTGGTAGACCAAAATTTGCTAAATCTTCAACATCTGAAACACAACAACCTACTACACAAAATAAAAAATGTGAGGCTTGTGGTCAAGAAATAAAGTAGTATGAATAACTATAAGGTTAAGTTGGAAATAGATGCTGAAGTTCAAGCATTTAATGAAAACGACGCCATAGATTATGTAAACGATATTTTTGGCTTAGATGAAGAAATTAAAAATATTAAAATTGTAAGCGTAAAGGAGAAATAATGGCTAAAGAGGGATACAAGCCGACTGCTGGAATGAAATCAGCAGCTAAAAGAGCTATTCGTTGGAAAGAGCAGGGAAAAGCTAAGGGCGCTGGAACTGCAGTAGGATGGACTCGTGCAGGACAACTTGCAAGGGGAGAAACTTTAAGCCTTTCTACAGTAAAAAGAATGTTTTCATTTTTTTCTAGACATGAAGTAGATAAAAAAGGTAAAGACTTTTATAATACATCAAATCCTTCAAATGGAAGAATAATGTGGGACGCTTGGGGCGGAGATGCAGGATTCTCATGGTCCAGAAAAATAACACAGAGGGAGAAAAATATGAAAAAGTCATTAGAAGTACAAGAAGTAATAGAGGAAATTAAAGACATGCTTGAGGATGTAATTAATCCAGTAGACACAGTCATTGAAATTCCAGAAGACACTTTATCGAAATCAGTGGATCCTAAACCAGAGGAAGAAACAGATGAAGAAATAAGCAAAAACTATGAGTCTGATAACGAAGAAGAAGATAAATGGGACAACTTACAAAAAGCCTGTTGGTCAGGATACAAGCAAGAAGGAATGAAAGAAAAGAACGGACGAATGGTTCCAAATTGCGTTCCTGTAAATAAATCTATGGATTCTGAGGACCTTGATAAAGCTAAAGAAAAATATGAAGATGTGATTAAGCCAAGAAAAGGTGAGCCAGCAGACAAAGAACTTTATTCTAGAATTGTTTCTGAGGCCAAAAAGAAATTTGATACCTATCCATCAGCATATGCAAATGGCTGGGTGGTTCAAGAATATAAACGTCGTGGTGGAACCTATAAAATTCAAAAGTCTATTTGGAGTGGAACTTTTCTAAAATAGCCTTGACAAAGCCGCAACACTACCTGTATAATAATAATCTGGGATGTTGCGGTTTAGTATTTAGGACAATATGTTATATTTAAACCCGCTTGGAGTAGAAGTCTTTATTAAAAAGGCCATCTCAAATAATGTCGACCCGCATTGGGATAACTATGATTTGGTAATTTGGAAAAAAAATAGCAATGGGTACACAAGTAAAAATGGTATGTTTAGAAAAAATGCATGGGGAATAGCAGACAAAGTGTCTATTAATAATCAAGGGATATGGAGGCTGCCAAAACAATATGTCAAATATTTTAAATGAATTAGGTGTAGACGAAAAAGATTTTGACTGGTGGCACTTAGGAATATGTCGTGGAATGGATACAAATTTATTCTATGATAAATATGAGATGGATCCGAACATTGCAAAAAATATTGATGAGGCCTGCCTTTCATGTCCAGTTAGCAAGATGTGCTATAAATCTGGAATAGAAAATAATGAATACGGGGTATGGGGTGGAGTTTATCTTACTTCTGGATTAATGGATAAAACTAGAAACTTACATAAAACTCCAGAGGTTTGGAAAAAATTAAAGAGTAAAAATGAATTCTAATCATTTTAAGTACGGGATAAATCAATGGACTGGCGAACCAAATAAGCCTGTATTCTATAGTAAAGAAATGGCTAAAGCCATTAGAAATATTATTAAGCCTTCAAATAAATTACTGATGGATATTGTAAAATACCCAGAATTTTTAGCCATAAGATTGTATGAAGATAACTTTATACAGTTTGATGGAGTTAAAAAAGAACTGGTTATAGATTATGTTACTAAAGTAAAAAAAGTAATAGAGTCATACGGTGTACGATGTGAGCTTGAAGGAGTACCTAGTGAAAAAGTATTATGATATAGTTTCTATAATATTTATTCATAAAGAAGGCGTTTACGGATCCTGTGAAAAACTTGGGGCATTTGCTTCAGATGTTAGATATACAAAAGACGGAATAGAGTATGAAGTTACTCTAGAAAACGACGAATTCTCCATAATGGATGAAATTGTCTTTGAGCATGTAGAGGAAGAAAACTAATGGATAAAGTTCTGTGCTACTCCTGCAGTAAAAATAAACATAAGCTAAACCTAAAAAGATCCAGCTTGTTTCCAATAAATTTATTTATGTGTGAAACATGTATATCTTTAAAGTATGAGCCAAGGTGGGTAGTCATATTAGCTGGTAGACAACAAGGATCTGAGTCTGTAAGAGATTATATACTTAAAAAAAGATACGAGGGCCAAGAAATATCGGCCTCAGAATTATTTGTTTAGCATACTTTATAAGGTATAATTGATGTATAATGAATTTAGACACGACCAGTATAACTATTGCCATTGCTGCCGCAATATTGAGCGGCATGGGAACGGCTATAATTGCTGGTATACACGAGAATAAAAAAGAAAAAAATAGGCAAAAAGAGCGTGAGCAAGACCTACTTAAATTAGAGATAAAAGATTTAAAAATTGAATTATATAGGCTTGAGCGTGATTTAATAGAATGGAAAGATAAGTATTATGAGGCAATTCAAGAATTAATTTCAGTTAAATCTGAGCTTGAAAATGCCCTGACCGAACTGTCATATATTGAAATATCGCCTCCCCTCGACACATAATTTTAAATTTAGTATACTGGGGGTATGACATGTATAGTCGCCCTCATCCATGATAATAAAGTCCTTTTAGGAGGAGACTCTGCCGCATCTGAAGAAAAATCTGGATTAATATTTTCTAGAGTAGATCCAAAAGTTTTTAAAGTAGGCCAGTTTGGTATAGGTTTTGTTGATAGTTTTAGAATGGGTCAAATTTTACAATATAACTGGACCCCTCCAATTTATAAACCAACCTCTGGATATAGAAATTTAGATAAATTTATGAGAACTAAGTTTATTGAATCAGTTAAAGAAGCTTTTAAAGAACATGGATATGGAAACCAAACTCCTGGTTCTACTGAAGATGGCGATGAAGGTGGAATATTTATAATAACAGTTCAAGGCTCTGGAAGAATATTTACAATGGATACAGATTTTCATATAGGAGAAGCAGATATTCAGTATATGGCTGAGGGCGCTGGCCAAGACCTTGCCCTAGGATCTTTATTTTCTACAGCAACAATTAAAACCCCTCGTAAACGTGTCAGGATGGCTTTAGAAGCGGCTGCAAAGTTTAACATGACGGTTAGACCACCCTTTACAATAATTGAAGTCTAGAGTATAATTAAACTAATATGGATATAAACGATCTTAGGCCACAAAATTATAACAGTGCGATGGATTTAAGGGGAACCCCAACACATATCTGTCCATGTGGGTGTAATATTTGGAACCTTAAGGTCGTTTTTGAAGATTTTGAAATTGCAACATATTTTCTCGATATGGAATGCATTAATTGTGGCAGTTTTGCTACAGCCCCAACACCAGTAGATAGGATAGAAACATGAGAAAATCAGAAAGACTTAGATTAATTGAAATGCAACTACTTAGACTTGAATTTCAAATTGAGTCTTTGAATGCGGTAGTTCAAGTATTATTAGATATGAATAATCTACAAAAGCCAGAATTAGACGCTGGAAAATGGTACCAAAGAAAGTTTGACGGAAACCGTTGACAAAACCTGCCCATATTTAGTAAAATAAAGGTTATGAATAAAAAACTAATAAGGGCGCTAGTCGCCTCAACACTTCTTGCCTACAATTTAATTCAAGTGTCACCTATGGCGCAAGCAAATCAAGCGCCTACGGTGGCTATTTTAGATACGGCTTTAGACACTTCATTGCCAATTTTTAAAGATAGAATTGTTTTTGAAGTTTGTATTTTAGAATGGAACTCTTGTCCAAACGGCACAAACTTTATGGATGGACCAGGGTCAGCAACTCTTCCAATTTCTATTCTCAGTAATGGCAGAGGCTTTGATCACGGAACTGGAGTATCATCTGTTGTTGTAAATACAGACCCAAATGTAAAAATAGTCTTTGTTAGAATAATTGGAAATACAGCTTATGGCCAAAGACAATCGGCAAGTGAGGTTACTGTAAATAATGCATTGTCTTGGGTATTGGCAAATAAAGATAAATACAACATTAAATCTATTGCAATGTCTCAAGGTCATCATAACCTAGGCCCAGCTGGAACAGAGTATTGTCCCTCAACTACTGATACTAAAAACATATTAATATCTTTGGTTAATGCTGGAGTTGCTACATTTTTTCCAGCAGGCAATGCTAGGGATCACGCAAGATTGGATTGGCCAGCATGTATTCAAGAATCTATTTCTGTGGGATGGTCTGATCAATACGAAAAAATATCTTTAAATAGTAATTTTGATAAAAACAATTTAGATTTTTATGCTTTGGGAGACATGAGAGTTTCAGTCCCAGGCGGATATACAAAAAATGTTGGTGGCTCTTCAATTTCAGTTCAAGTAGCCGCAACAAAATGGGCTATTTTAAAATCTAAATATCCAGCGTATTCTCAACAACAGTTAATTGATTTATTGTCCCAAACTTCTAGACAAATTTATGGGTCTAAAGGTCAATTTGGGAAATTAATTAATTTAGATGCCGCAATTAAGTTAGCAGAATCAGAGTATCAATCTGAACTTAAGGCTTCTTTAGATAAATTTAATGCAATTAAAGCAGATTGGGATAAAAAATAAATGGCTAATATGACTGTATTGGAAGAAATAATTAAAGAAGTTTCTTCTGAATTATATCAAAAATGGTACAACGCTATGCCAGAAGAAGAAAAAAATGAAATTTCTTCCGAGGCACTAATGAAGAATGCTGGCGAAACTACTTTTTTTGTAATCCAAACATTTATGAATAAATTCAATCAGGCAGCAGAAGAACTAAAAGATAAGCCAGAATAATTAAGGCGGGACGGGTATTGACCAGTCCCTCTATATTTAGTAGAATGGATATCATGCAAACATTTTTACCAGAGGCGGACTTTAGCAAGACGGCAGAACATTTAGATCGTAAACGTCTTATTAAACAAAGCGTAGAAAATTTACAAATATTAAAGTCTTTAGTTGGACTTTATAGTTCAGGTGCATGGAAAAACCACCCAGCAGTAAAAATGTGGGACGGTCATGAAGACTGGTTATTTATGTACAATGAAGCAATAATTAAAGAGATTATACTTCGTGGATACAAAAACAGTACAAAAGAAAAATTTGATGAAATTTACCAAGAAAATTTTATGCTTTTAGAAACAGAATCCCCTTGGTGGCTAGGAAACGATAAGCTTCATTACACCCACAAAGGTAGACTGTTTGAAAAGGATCCAGAAAAATATTATTTCTATTCAGACTTTGCAGACTATCGTGAATTAGGGTATACTTGCTGTGAATCCTGCAGTTATTACTGGCCAACCCACATGGAGATAAAATGATACTTACTGAAGAATCTTTTAGCCAACAGGTTACTAGTAAAAACATCATGATTGTTGATTTTTGGGCAGAATGGTGCGGTCCTTGCAGAAGGCTTTCGCCAATCTTAGACGAAATATCATCAGAATATAATATAGAAATTGGGAAAGTGAATATTGATGACTATCCAGAATTGGCTAGCAAATACAATATATCTTCAATTCCAGCAATTATTGTTTTTGAAAAAGGGATACCAGTAAAAAATATTGTTGGTGCACAACCTAAACATAAAATGATAAAGGAGCTCGAAGGATGGCTATAGAATTCTTAGATGTACAATCTTGGTATGAATATGGTCGTGAAAAAAATTGGGTTTCAGAAGTATTTTGCGATACTCATGAAGGCCCACCATTATCTGATGAAGAAATGGAAGAATGGGATGAAGGCGGAGACCCATGTAGTTTCCATATAAAAATGTGGGACTAATAAACACAACAATCTGCCTAGTTAAACGTATAGATACATGGGATCAAACCCAAAACAAAATTCCATTTTATAAAAAATGGATAAAAAGGAGAAATAAATAGAATGAAATCATTCAAAAAAATATCGCTAATCATCGCTGCAGCCCTGACTAGCACAATGTTTGTATCACCAGCAGCTAATGCTAATGCTGGAACTGTCACATTAACAGTGGCAGGATCTGCAGCAACGGGTGGAACAGTAGTAACAACTCCTGTATCACTACCAGTGCCAGCAGATAACAGTATTGATGCAGCAGATGCATTAAAGATTGCTGTAACATCAGTAGACACAGGAACAGTAATAACAGCAGTTGCAGTAAATGCAACTCTTGTACCTGCTCTTGCAGCAACTGGTTCAGCAGTAACAGCATCATCTGGAACATCAACGCTGTCAATTGCAACAGGAACTGGAACATCAGCAGACTTTTATGTATATACTAAAAGTACATCAGTAGGATCAGTATCGATTACTCGTGCTGGAACTACAACAGTTTATTATGTCCAAGGTACCGCAGGTGCTTTGAACTCAATTACATTGACTGCACCTGCATCAGCAGCAGCAGGAACAACACAGGTGCTTAAGGTATCTGGGTACGATGTATTTGGTAATCTAAAGGGCGGAGCCACAATTAATACTTTGGTTTCAAACTCTGGAGCAGCAACATCAACTGCTTTGACAACAGACACAGCAGTAGCAACTGTTGGAACAAAAGAGCAGACAATAACAATGCCTGCAACTGGTTCAGTAACAATAGTTGCATACGCAACAGTGGCAGCAGCCGTAACAGGATTAGCGGCACCAGTTGGTTCTGTGAGCGCTACAATTGTAGTTCGTGATGTTGTATCAGAACTTGCAGTAGTTAACGCAGCATTAGCAGCAGAAAAAGCTGGTCGTGCAGCAGATAAGATTGCATCAGATAAAGCACTTGCAGAAGCAAAGGCAGCATCAGATACAGCAACAGCAACTTTAAAGGCAGAGAACGAAGCCCTAAAGAAGACTATTGCAGATCTAAAAACAAAGTTCAATGCCTTGGCTAAAAAGTGGAATGCAAAGTTCCCTAAGCTAAAAGTAAATTGGATTAAGTAATAATTTAAATTAAAGGGGCAGGACTTAGGTCTTGCCCCTTTGCTTTTTAAATGATAGAATATATACATGGATTATATAGAAGATCAAATTAGGGAAAAGATAGCGGACGAAATAAGATATTTAGAGCTTCCCTATGAATGGAAACCTAATGATGTCTTAAAATATATAGTTAGAAAAATAGAAAAGAAATAGGGATAGTATTGTTAGATAAGTGTGATATAGAAAATTGTGATGGCATAGCAACCAGAATTACTGCCACAGAAACAAGATACATTCAAATTTGCAACGAATGCTACCAGGAAAAATATAAAACATGATAGATAAAATATGGATTTTGATAGATAAATTGGCCTCTATTCCAGATGACCTCATGGATATCCATGATGATGAGGAAAATGCTATAATGGGTTCATGGATGGATTTCTAGACCCATCTAAATACAACCTATAGGAGAACAAAATGACAGACGGATTAAATTTAACAGGATTTAATGAAACAGGAGAGCAATCAGGCTCAAACACCTTGGATCTAAATCCAACTGGACAAGCACCAGCAGCAGCTTTCCCAGCAAAAGACGTTTCAAATCAATCAACTGCCCAAGGACCTAAGTAACAATGTGCGTTGAATGTGGATGTGAAGCATTTGGTAGTCAGGCTGGAATGTCAGACATTCAAGGTGGCATACTAAACGTTTCAAGAGATGGAGAAGCAGGTCTTACGTTAGACATGACAGCAACTTCAGAACAAAGAGAAAGATTTATTAATGAGCGATAATGGTACAGGAATGGCGTCACCTGCAGTTAACGCACCATCTGGTGCAGTAACTAGCGAAGAGGCTACAAGAAAGAATCCTAGGCAGGGCGGATTTAGATCTGGATTTAAAACAGATAAACCTGCAACCAAAGTTGATCGAAATAGACATGGAATACGTAGAGAGACTAATTTAGGTCCAAAGAAAACTGGAAGACCTAAGAAAGTTTAACTATGTGTGGTCAAACAGTAAGTAGTTCATCAGACTTATTTGTTGATATAGTAAATACTATTGATGACCAGATAGATAGATTTGATGAAACTGGGATAATCTAGTCCCAGAAAAACCAAGCCCCCTAAGAAATTAGGGGGCACTTTAATCTAAGGATGATATGAATAAAACTAATAATATACCAGAAGAGTCAGGAGCTGGTTACAGTACTGGAAAGTGGTCAGACGATGACGATGACTGGAACCCAATTACCCCATTTTTAGGAAGGTCAAGATGATTAAATTTAGAAGCCCAATATACTGGGAAAAGAAAATTAACGGACAATTAAGCGTACTATGCCAATCTTGTGGTAGTCGATATATGACAACCTTTACTAAGTTTAAGAAGACAAAAGAATGTCCAAATTGTATATATAAAATGGTTGACTATACCGTATAAATAATATATACTTATCTTGAAAGGCGGGAATATGACATATGATTTCTTTGGACAAGAGTGGTACGGAAGCTGTGGTGCATGCAATACAGAGCTATATGCCCCTACAAAGGGTTCCTACCTTGTTCAACGCTCATTGCACACCCATTCAAATAAGTGTTTAAACGGATGGTAACTACAACTGTAAAAGTAAAAATATTAATATATAGATCGCAATTAGTGAAAGCGAAAAGTGCGGCGGAAAAGAGAACCCCTATGTCAGTACCTGACAATATTAGACCTAAGGTTGTTGAGGCTATAGAAAGAGTATTTAAAGATAATAAAGAACTCCTAGATAAGCTAGGATCTGATTATGATAAAGATGGGGTGGCATATTGGGAAAAATACGAAGAGCGTTTAAAATACATGGAAGAAAATGGCATATGAGCGAAGAGTTAAAAAAGGCTATCGAGGATGCCCAAAATGAGATCGCAACCAACCTTACTTGGTTAGAGGAGGATATAGGCCTATGGAAGGGTTGGAGCTATAGCCCAGAAAAGAATCGGTATTACTTTGATGATATTGGCAGTGAATCATTAACTGAGTTTTGGTCAGACACCTTCTTGAATCAGGCATATGAAAGAGTTTAGCGCATACTGTAAATACTGTGAGATGGTGGTCACGGGAAAGACCAATGTGATCACAGATCTAGAATCAGGCAATCGTCTATATATTGGAGAGTGTCTCATATGCTGCTATGAGATTAGAAGAATTGTTGCTAGAAATAAAATAGCTATAGATAACCCAAATCCAGGGTCATGGAATGGTTTATAGTCTTAGTTGACTAGGATATATATGAATATATTAGGACGAGACCCAAATTGTTATACAGGAGCAGATTGCTGGAGTTACGATCATTCAGATAGATCTATCTTAATCCTTGGAGTTATATTAGGAATATGGCTAATAGTTTATATGGTTAATAAAAGGCGGGGGAAGTAGTGGAAATAACAATTAAAGAGTATATACCCTATATAAACAAGAAACAGAAAGCAAAAGAGATATACCCAATACCTTGTCTTAATTGGACATGGACCCTAAGCTCAAAGGGCAAGATACTCACATATGGGTATGCATATACCCAAGAGAGAGCAATAGATATAGCCAAGAATGAGCTAAGAAATAGGTCTAAATTTACCTGCAACTCCTAGGTTGCCCCCATTCATATACCCCCCTTAAAATCGATTCTATGGCTTATTAGGCATATTGTAGAGGATATCTATGGATAGAATGACTATCAATTATGGTCTAAATACTATTATAATACTAAGATGAATATTATCATGTAATTGGGCGACCTATTTAAACTCTCCATAATCCTCCACTTTGCCCCACATATCCCCATATGTACCATATTGATCTCATATTGTCAATATATATAACGAAAATGTTATTCATATAGGCTTCAGGGGCTCCAGAATATGGCTCGTAAACGAGCAAATTTGCCCACAGTTTCTGGTATATTCTGGCATATTCTTATATATAATACTTAGATAAGTATATGTTTTTATGAGATTCTTCTATATATTTCAGGGATTTTTTATAGCTTGTCGTAAAGGAGAATTTCTGCCCCCAGAAAATATATACAAATGGGACATATATCTCAAAATGTACATATAGTACAAATTGGACATATGTCCCTATGGGTAGATATTACTTATTCTAGTATATGTTACTTAGATATATATGATACTGTTACTGGGCCGCAAAGGGAGTTATATCTTTCTTCCTCTGCCGCCTTCTTTGCTTTCTCTATCTTCTTCCACTTGCGCCATGAAGCTAGAGCTGGGTTCTTGCTCTCTACGAAGCCCCTCTTAGGCTTTCTCTGAGTCGCACCTTTAGGCTTCATTGCGAGATCACATGTGTGTGGTCGAATGGATCCCGTTGCTCCTCATGCAGCCATGAATACTTAGACTGAGAATCGCCTGGTTCAGGCAGGGAGGCAATTACCTTCTTGGTTTCCTTAGGTAAGGATAGGTTCTCCCATTTGTATTGCTTGGATAGAATACTTAATTTAGCATTAAGTTCATTTGATAGGAACAATCCTTCAGATGTAGTTCCTTGCTCAAAGTCTGCTTTATAGCGTTTGCTATTAAACTTTAATAAATGAGTAACTACTTCCATTAATCTATCAATCGTGAAATGTGGTTGATTAGATAATAGATGTGCCAATATGGCTGGATTAAACCAATGGTCTTCCACAACATTAGCGAGGTCATCTGCTAGTTTCTGTTCTTTAGTTTTCATATCCGCCTTTCGCTAAGATTATACCAAAATGTGTGGGGAAGGTCAATACCGAATTATGGACCCTCCCCAACTTTATTACTTAGAGCTCTTAGGAGTCTCTGCAGTAAACTTCATTCCGCTCTTCTCAGCTTCTGAGAGAGCTTGCTTTGCGGCACCTGAAAAACGGCCTCGTAAACCGACCGTTATGCCCTTAGTCTTTAAGTACTCACGCTTTGTTGTCATGTGTAACCTTTCTTATAACTGGGCTCCGCCTTGAAGCCCAGGTCCTTCATTCCATATTAAGTTGTACATCATCTGATTGTACGTCAGAATCCTCATCCTCTAGCCAGCCGTCATCATCTAGTAATGCTAAGAAATCGTTATCGATCATCCAGTCCTGAATTGCCTCGTCAACATACTCTGCGCCATACTCTAGAGTAAATTCGGAAGGCGGGTTGGACCAAAGTTTCTCCCAGATAACATCCAGAGTAACTCCCTCAGGAATAGCATAATCATTAAACTGATCAATCTCTTTATATGTCTTATACTTATCTGATATTACATCCCATACCCATAGCCATACTAATGACATACCTATAGGCATATTGTTTAACTGAGTAATCATTTGATCTAACTGCATTTTAACTTGAGGACCTATATCTGAATTAGCCACGTTGTTTTGCCCTTTCGTTGATAGCGAATGATAAATTATACGTCATAACATAGATTTCTGTCAAGGCGTCTAGTCGACCTGAAATATATCTATATGTAGGATAGTCCTGTAACTCAGAAACATTTAACAATCCTTGCTCTGCGTCTAGCATTAGATTTTTTAATTCTCCATGCATGATGTCTGTACCTGTCTCACCCATATCTACAAGCTTTTGAAGATGTGGGTCAAGTTTAGTTGAATTCATTTGCTACCTCCAGTAAATGCCTAGTTGCCTCAATCTGTCCCTCTATATATTCAACTAGTAATGTGTCTTCAGGTCTATGTTTATCTAAGTCTTGATTAAGACTAATTAAATGAAGATTGATATATTCAATTAACTTAGTATGATTCACCTTGGACATACCCTTCTGCTAGTAGGCCTTCAAAGAAGTCCCATATGGTTAATAGACCTTGCTTAACATCAGGGTCGGAAGCGGAATCAATAGCAACAGTTAAACTATTACCAAACTCCTGTATATCCTTATATGTATATCCTAACATTCTATGTAGTATTCCTCTCCTGGCTCCACCTGCCAATATTCGTTAAATTGTTTTTTGACGGAATCGTCAGAACACATATTTGCCATTTCATAGTCAGCAATAAACATACCTTCATCTATATGACCAGTTATCCAAGAATCAAATAACTGCTCTTGAATATCTAGTAATACGGCGTCTGAGACATGTTTAGCCATATCGTCAAACATACTTGGTTTATCATTTTGATATCCCATATATCTCCTTTCGTTATGCCCTAATTATATAACAGACCACTGACATTGTATATAGAATATAGGTGTGTTTCACACCACATGTCCAAGCTTTGAGATTTCAGGGAAATATATTTGACATCCGTAAAAGAGATATGCTACCCTCACGGCTGAGCGCAAAAACCAAACCCCCCGTTTTACTGGGGGGTAAAGAGAATGGCTGCTAGGACCTCAACGAAAGGAAAAACCTGCCTTACTTAGCAACGGGAAGAGTTGCACCATTCGTATGAATAGGCACATGGCCTAAACAAATTATATCACACTAGGTTGTAAGAATTTTCTCCAATGCATACTTCTCGCAGAACGCCGATAGGTCCATGGTGAAGATTGCTTCATTCTTCATGCCACGCACCTTATTGTCAAGGTTGCGGTGATCGTCCCAATCATGCAATGAGAATGTTTGTTGCTGCCAATTGATAACAGCAATCTTGTGTTCGTTGTCTCCAATTGAATTTACCTGCAGTCCCCATCCAGTTTCCATATTCCATTGGTCACCAATCAATTGACTGATAGCAATGCGTGTCGCATAAGATTCATCTGTCCAGCGGGGACGGGCAGCAATGACAGCATCCGCTAATTTACCTAACATGTTATATCCAGCCCAGTGTCCGTATAGACATATGGTGTCGCCTGCTCCGTCTACGAATACGTAGTTTGCTCTATCTCCCATTATATTTCCGCCTTTTCTAGTTGAGGTACTTCTTCCGTTTTATTTAATTCTACTATTTCTAGTGTTACTTTGTCAAGAGCCTGTTTATTCTTGTTTAAATGGTGGCTACAGAAGCTGAGCTCATTTGATGTAAGCCCTCCCACTGTATCTACATCTGACTTATTAACAAATCTGATTATCCATTTAGCCTGAGCTGGACAAGAATCGCATTTAACCCACTCGCTCATATCTTGTTACTCTCAATCATGTCTGCTAACCTATCGAGAAGCCAGTTATCGATATCGTTAATATCAATCTCTCTTAACTTCTCCATCATTTCCTCACGGGCAAACTTATACCCGTCTTGGAATCCATCTTTATAGTCAGACATTAATCATCCTATCATATCTATAAGCCAATTCGTTATCGGCATATTTACTTTCAATAAGAACCTTAAGTTGGTGCTTAGATATTAATCTGCTCACCTTCTCAATGTTACCAGTTCCAATCTCGAAAGTCAACGCTTCTGCATTACATGAATCGGGATCCAGTCCGCCAACCTCAGCGTCCCATATAGAAAACTGGAACGCTTTGGCTGAAGTTGCTTTTAATTTATAGTACATTAGTTCCAATCCACATCTGTACTCTCGATTGTCCAATCGCCAACTTCAACATCGTTTCCGTAAGATGTTAAAGAAAGTTCATCACCAAGTTTGTAGTAGGCATCGAAGTTATCGATCTCATCAAGTGGGACTTGAACATTTACTTCAAAGTTAATAGTTCCAGTTACGGTAACTGTCTTTGATAATTCAAATCCAAACAGTTCTGCTACTTGTTGAAGCACTTCCTCTTTTGTATAATTAGGATTATACAGTTCAACTAGAAGTTCTTCTAACTCATTAACCTTAAGTTTAAGGCCAAGGTACAGGTCATCAGCACGGCGACCTTGTTCTAGGGCCCACTCTAAGTCAACTACTTTTTGAGTAATATACTCAGGTGCTTCGGGTTGTGCGTATGTCCCAGCAATCTTCTTGTAAGTTACAAGTAGATTAGGGTTATACTCATTAGGTACTGCAGGTGTTACTGTTGCTCCATATGTTTCCATTATTTCCCTTTCGTTGGTTGGTTGTATTGTAACATCTCCGACTGACAGTAGTACATATGGGCTATTATTAAGTGGGGTGAGAAGTAGCTTTTCCTCAGTCCCTTCTAAATGAGTAACCTCAATTAAACAGTCAGTGTCTGTATTTAAATAACTATACTTATTCCATTTTTCTTTCATACTTTAACCTTGTGAACACTGCATTCTGCCATAGCCTCTTCATCCTGCCAAGATCCTTCATTGCATTCAGAACAGAATTCACCGCAACCCTCTTCGCAGTCTTCTATTGTGTCACAGGAATCGCAAGCATAGCACCTATTGCTATATTCTAGGTTTTCTTTTACTTCACCACGGACAATCTCATATTCCCCACCCCAACCTGTCTCTTCCTCAAATTCAAGGGTTAGTAGAGAGTTAGGAACTAGATTACTTAGTTTAGTTAATATAGTTACAGCAGGTGACCAAGCAGTATTATATTTATATACTAACCAGTTATCATCACCTTTTGATTCATATTGAAGCAACTCAGTATCAGGATACTTATCACCGTCTGATACGGCTACATCCCATTTGGTTCCCCAGTTAGTTGTATTCCATGAATACCAATCTTTAGATATCTTAGCCTTCTCGACAGATTTAGCAAACCAATCAGGGTCGTTGGTTACATCTATACCTGTTCTGTCAGGCTGTTGAACATATTGTTCCATTGTAATACCGTCTTGTAATGGAGAATGTATATTCCAAAACGCAAAAACAGGGTTGGAGTAAATAGATTCTGATACTTCCATTTTATTAGTTTCCATATTCCAACTGTCGTGCCATACGGTAAATGGTTCGTTAAGTTTGTCTTTGATAAAATCTATCTCAGACTTTGGTCCTTGTATTGTTAATGTGTTATACACCCAGTTAGGCATATTATTCCTTTCGTTAATTAGCGCAATTGTATCAGAGTCAACTGACATTATCAAGGATTGCTGGGGCTTTTTTTATACATGCCGTAAAAGCTTATAAGTGCCTTCAGGTCTGGGCGCAGCTTGCGATCCCAACGGGACTTGAACCCGTAGCCTCTACCGTGACAGGGTAACGATCTAACCAATTAATCTATGGGACCAGACGTGGGGCCCTTTCGGGCCCCAATTTATTTAAGCGAGGGATTTAACCATCTTGAGAATTTTATTCTTCTCAGCAGTTAATACAGGGTCAAAGCCACTTGCCGAAGCCATTAAGGAATCGGAGTTGCCAGTTTTAGATGAGCGGTAATAATCTAAACGCTCAGTCAATGCATTAAACGCACCCCAAGCGGTGCCCTTAATTGCGGTATTAGTTGGTGAATTATGATACAGGTCATCGATAACCACAACTTTATTTTCCCAACGAGTTAGAGCAGCCTTAGTTGCCTCTTCAGGTTTAGGATATAGATTGCGAATCAAATCTGAGAATTGCTTATCAGTAATTGATTGCTTGAATAACTCTTCAGCCTGCTTTTGAAATTCATCAGCATAGGCAAATGTTAATCCCAATGCTTGACGGGCTTGAACAATTCTGCCCTCGGCGGTTTGGGTATGGCGAATCTTGAATGATTGTTTAGCACCCTTCATAGCAAGATTAAGAGTGTTTTGGCATACAACACGAACAGGTGTGATTGCTGCTTGAACAGCCACTGAGCCATCGTGTGATGTCCAGACAATTAAATATAACTTAGTTTTATCGTTAACACCTTGTGGGTCTAATACGATTTCACGAGGAATATCTAATGAGCCAAATACAACTTTGCCCTTTTTAATTGAGCCAGCGGATTCCCATTTAGCAGCATCATTGTCTAATACATTATCAGCAAATGCGAATAACTCTTCATTTTGAACAGTCTTATATCGCTTACCAACTACTGACAAAACATCGGTGCCTTGATCGAATGGGTTATCACGAATTACATAGAAATTATCTGATGTATTTCTCCATGTGTTTGGGATATGATCTGCAACATCTGACAAGCGGACATTCCAGTTATTTAACTTTGCTTCTTCAAGCATAGTTGCGGTGCTTACCTTCTCATCTTGAGAGAAGATACGATTTGCAAGATTGTGCCAAGCAGGTGCGCCACGCAGCGCAAATGCTACTTTGCCATCTTGCTCTTCTAGGTTGTGAGCCATTTTATCCTTTCGTTTGGTTGAATGCTTATTCTAACATAGTCCACTGACATTGTCTATCTTATCTTACTTTAATTTTCAGGAGTTTTCCACACATATCCGTAAAGCTGTGGATAACCCCCCAGCTCTGCGGGCAGGGGAAGATGGGCCAGGGATTTGGACCTGGCCCAAGATTATTATTTAATTAATTCTCTAACATCCATAGGATAAAAAGATGCTGCAGTTTTCTTTTTCTTTATTTGATCATATACATATGCTTTAACATTACCATTAAATTTTGGCAAATGAGAAAATACAATTTTAGATAAGCCATCACGCTCTATGTTTTCATCTGAGTAAATAGTTAAATCGTTAGCTTTTACTTCATCATAGATTTCTATTCTATAACGCATTTGTTTCCTTTTGTAGTAGGGATAACTATTTTAACATAGGGGGCTAGATTTTGTCTAGCCCCCCTTATTATTACAAGTATCTTGCGATAGCGTTGTAAGTAGAAGTGCTAACCACTTCCTCATCGGTCATTTTGAGAATACGGATAGCGTTTTCCATTTCATCTGCCATCTCATTGTAAGTATGGCGGTGGATTTCCTCATAGTCCTTTTCAGGCTCTTTAGGGAAGTCTTTGCCATCTGTTGTTATATCAAAATCAACATTTAGCGTTTTGTTGTAAGAACGATAGTTGGTGCGAAGGTTCTCAGCCTTTGTGAAATTAGCAATAGCCCACTTGCCGATTTCTTTCTGCCAAGCCTCTTTCTTTTTTGAGAACTTAGCATCGTTCTCGTCTTGCTTTGCGTAGTCAGCCTTTAGTTTGGCTAACCTTGTTTCTAAGGCTTTGATAACCTTAGCAGTAGGTATTTTTACCTGTATTGCTTTACCGCTTCTTGCCATTTGTGTTTCCTTTCGTTAGGTGGGTTTATTATAGCGGATACCACCGACAAGCGGTATCCGCATTATGATTAGTTAGTTAGACTTGTCCAACGCTCTTTACCTTCTACATCAAGTAGAATACGACTTACACCGCTTGGGTGGTTGTCTATTGCTTTGATAACACCGACAACATTACTTGTTGTGGTTGTATAGGTCTGTCCGACCTCTAGTGTTTGGTTCATTTGTTTCCTTTCGTTAGGGGTTTATTATAGCACCAGCCACCGACATTATTCGGCTTCAGGTAGCCACGCTTCTAGGTGATGAGCCTCAATTATTGCTGAGGCGGGAGATGAGGTCTGACCTCTCCATGACACTCCCTCAGGTAGTTTAATTAACTTATCATAGTCCTCCTCATAGTAAGCATCAATAGCATCAATACATGGTTCTACCATAGATGCGGGTACGGGTGGATAATGATTATTTCTTAGATGAAGTAGAATTGCTTGGTCTAAGTCAAAACTCTCCGCTAAGTCTAATGCTGTGTTATATCCCATTGTTTTCCTTTCGTTGGTGTTGGGCTAGATTATACTCTAGCCCACTGACATTATACTAAGGCTAGGATAGCGCTAGAAGCATATTGGTTTGCGTCTGCTAATTTATTTTCTATTTCAGAGCGTGTCATTTTAGCAGGGTCACCAATAAGGTGTTTTACCATGCGAATATTTTCGATAGTAAAAACTCCTTTAGGTAATTTTTCTATCTTGGAATAAAACTCTCCATCAGGGTTAATTAAAGACAAAAAATCCACTCCATTTACGGAGAAAGGATATTTAACCCAGTTAGTTGTATCTAGTATTGTTTCCATTTGTTTCCTTTCGTTATTTATGGAATTATATCAGTTCTAACTGACATTTATTACAACACGCCCATATTTTCCAGGGTGATTTATCTCACATCCTTAAAGACACGCCCGACCCCGCAGCTCTGTGGGCGCCAGCGGCGTTATTTAAATAAAAAATAAAAAAATAATATAAATGGGGCCACCAATATTATGGATAGCAGGGCCCCAAATATTTCACCTAACGCAAACGCCATTTATTTTTTACTCGCAGAAAATCTTATATCTGCTTTACCATAAACACACAATCCGCAAGATACGCAGGCAGAGCCGTTAGCAGATATTAATGGAATTTGTTTATTATTTTCAGGACATTTAGCGCCAGGCTTACCAATTAATTCTTTCATGGTATTTTCTGTAACCGCAAAAGTTTTTCCTAGATAAGCCAATCTAATTTTAGTACCAGTCTTACGCAGATCATGCGCTATATCTTTATTCTCATCATCTGTTGAATAATAAAGAGATAGGTTTTCAATACTGTCAAGGATGAGGGCGGCAGACTTAACTCGTGTATACACCCAGAATTGAATATCGGAATTATTATTAATTACCGTCTTCCATGCAATGGCATAAGTATCATTAAAGAAATCGCCGTCCCAGTGGATACGGAATAATAATTTAGCATTTTTCTTTTCACAATCTTTTCTAAAATCATTAATCATATTACCTAATAAATCCACCATGGTGTCATGATCAGCGTCTTTAAGTAAATTCCAATTGTGCATTAAAACATTCTTAACACCCTTATATAATTTTTCTAATTTACCCGCATAACATACGCTTTCGCATATGCTAGTAGCGCCAGGACATGAGAATGCCTTGCCCGCAGGCAGGCCGAATGTATTAGCAATAGCAGGAGTTTTACCATTCTTAGCGACAAGGTTAGCAACCTTGCGATCATTAGATCTTTTTAACATGGGAGTAATTATAGCAGCGGGGACCGACATTACAAATCCCCCATTTCTACATCGGCCATGCGTGTCATAGCCCAATCTTGAGCTAAATCCCGATCATACACGGCCATTCCTTCGGTAGAATAACCACGGGCACAAATTGTGCAAATAGAATGGTTAGTGCAGTAGCATGAGTTTACATCGTTCATAAGTTGACCTTTCGTTGGGTGAATTGATATTATACCTAACACGGCTGACATTTATTTGAAAACACCCAGTTTTTCAGGGTGTTTTTAGTCACACTCTTAACGACACGCCCGACCCCGCAGCCCTGAGGGCGCCGACACGCCCGACTGCGTTGTAAGCTGCGACACGCCCGAGATTATATTAAATCAGATTTTTTATATTTAATTTTGCGTGTGTATTTTTTTTTATTGCGAATAGGTTGCGCCGCATTACTGCGACGCAATTCCTGAATTCGTTTTACTTTATTTTGAAGAGAAGTTAGGAACATGATAACCGCTTGCCTTATGAAATCTGCTTACATCAAATCGCTCATTATCTTTTGCAAACATTTCTGCGAAATCGTGAACAGTTTTACTAAAAACAGCAGGGTGAATTTTATCTGAAATATAATTCATAATTTCAGCGGTAGCAATATAATCTTTTCTTGTCATCATATTATTTTCCCCCAATAAATCCAGCACGATTAAAGTTTTTAGTATACATTTTACCATTAGGTAAAGATAAATTATAGGTTGCTAATTCATCAGCAAAGCCAACATCTATACATTTAAGTAAATAATCTGAGAAGGCTTGTAGTGGGTCAGAGTATTGCATGGCTAATTCTAATTTGCCATCATAGTAAGTATCTAGTCTATACATTAGATACCCCACGCATTCTTAACACAATCGCAACTTTCCACATCATAATTCTTTTCATCACCAAAGAATATGAAACCAGCACCGCCACATTCATCACAAGCGACCCCGATTATTTCTGTTAGATTTCCCATTTATAGTTTTCCTTTCGTTTGTTTGTTAATGGTAATTATAGCCTAAGCCACCGACAAAGTGGGGAGGACACGCCCTAAAGCGCACCCTCATTAAATAATCCTAATTCTAATTCTAATAAAGTTTCTTCAGGAATATCGGAGAGGTCAAGCCACCCCGCACCCTCAGAATTCATGGTAAAAATTTCTATGTATCCCATTACTCACCTACCTTAACCGCAATTATGCGATAGTGGTCTTTATAAGAATGCGGTGTGCGAATTAAAACACGATACGCTTCTTTATCATTACCAAACCAATGGTCGGTTTTTTCACCGCTAATAATTTCTC